ACCGGAGATAATGCGTTTGATACATGGAACGGCTTTCAGGTTATTGACCTTGATATTAAAGATGAAAAACTTGCCAAAGCATTAAAGCCTATATTATTTAAAGAATTGTGTCAGCATCATTGGTTCTTAGGTATCTGCCTGTCAGCTTCCGGTAATTCATTACATGTATGGACAAAGATTAAACCTATCGGCGATACTTTTGAACATAAGAAGACAGAATATTACTGTAATTTCCGTCATAAGTATTCATATATCTATACGGTCTTATACAGTCATATGGAAGAGCTCGGATATACTAAAGAAGATATTCTGAATAAATGGCTGGATATGGCAATGGCCAAGCCTCAGCAGGGTTCTTTTATTTCTTCAGACTTTAATGCCATAATGAATACGAATTTTACCGATGCCCGGTTAGACGTTAATTTTGAGACTGCATATATCTCCGGAGTATCTTCTATCAATTGGATCTCTCACCCTGACTTAAAAGAGATATTCAGTAAGCTTAACTGGTTCGGTGAATCATCAGAAGACTCAAGCATCAACCTTAATGATATTGAGAAAGCTGATATGAACATAAATATCACGAATCCGAGACACTATAAGCATATTCACAGATGGCAGCTTGCAAATACCCTCACGTCGTTATACGGCCCCGATAAGGCACTTTCTATACTTACTAAGATATGTAAAGGCACACCATATCCGGAGCTGGCAGGGGACGTTAAAACAGCCTCTATTCATAACAAACCGATATCTAAGTGGGCTGTACAGGAACTTAACCGGCAGCATGGGTTTAATATTAAGGTAAAAGTTACAGAGGACAAAACTTCTGAGCTTATAGATAAGATTGAAAATGCCATTAATACTGATAATACAATTGATCCCATAAAGATATTAAATGATAATGTAGATACTGTACACCTTCATCTGAATGCAGATCAATATCTGTCTCATATAAAAGATGATATCATAGCGAACTTAGGGCATATTACATTATTGGAGGCTGGTGCCGGATATGGTAAGACTGAAATGATTAAATCATTATCTGCAAAGACATTACTGATTATGCCCTTTGTATCTACTATTAAGTCTAAGGTAGAGGCTTCCGAAGTTACAAAGGACTGGCTGATGTTTCATAGCGGCAAGAAACCGTCACTGGCTGATTTACTCGGAAACAATAATATGACCATGACTATCGATAAATTTGCTTCATTAAATGTATATGAGCTTAATCAGGCAAACTTTAAATATATAGTTATCGATGAGTCTCATCTGTTGTTTACATCTAAGTTCCGTCAGGTTATGTCTCCATGTATTCAACGTCTGGCCAACTGTAAGGCTAAAGTGATTATGATGTCCGGAACACCTACTGGAGAGCTGCTGTTCTTTCCGAATATCCGTCATATCAAAGTAAATAAAGATGATAACCGTATCAAGAAGTTTACGACGCATTTTGTACCAAGGGATATCGAGAAGACATATGAGATAACATGCGCTATCGCCAAAGATATTATAGACGGACGTAAAGTATTGTTCCCGACTAATAAAGGTAACCTGTTCTTTGAACAGATGACCGGTATGATTCAACAGATTATAACTGAGAAATTTAAAAACCCGCACAGTCTGAAGGCTTTCTATTATAAGAAGTCCAATACAGGAAATGAATATATGGATTCTATTAATATTGATAAGTCTATCGGCGATAATGATATCATATTCTGTACAAGTTATCTTTCCGTAGGTGTCGATATATGTGACAGATACAGGTTCTCAGTATATTTTGATGAGTTCTTTATGCCACAAGAAATTGAGCAGTTTGCAAATCGGTTAAGAAATAATAACCTGTATATTCACCTGTATGCGGAGACAGAAGATGCAGCAGGTCTTCCAATAGACTATACAAAAATTCAGAAACTTGATTTAGGACTGGATGATAATGAGGTTATATTCGTACATGATATGGCCCAGATGTGTAATGACGTTATATGGAGAAACAAAGAAGAGTCAAAGCATAACTCTTTTGTAGCTGCTGCATTAAACGGCGCCAAATATTTCAAATATGATGAAAATGACTGTCAATATTATATAGATGAGACAGGATATAAACTTATATTATTTGAAGACCGTTATTCAGAATATGTAAAGCAGTTACCGGTCATTCAAGAAAGTATGCGATATTACGGTTATGAGATAGAAATAGTAAAACATACGCAAAGGATTTCTGATGATATGATTATAGATATTGATGCATATTTCAAGTCATGCAGAAATAAGCGATATAATTATACGACTACCCAGACTTTACTGTTATTAGATCATATTACAGATGATAATATCGATATGTATAAGGACTTGCTACGAGGTTCATATGAGATATTTAAGGATGATAAATTTGAGGTAGACCGTCTTGAGAATAACTTGTATTGTAATGATATCGAGATCATGGAAAAGAATATCCCTATAGTACTCGGATTATATAAGTTCTATGACTGTGACACGATTAAGGAGATTTTCCAATATTGTATAGAATCAAAGCAGAACAGAATTAATTATTCAAAGCTTAACAGAATCCGTAAGTTTGTGAATATAGAATATAACAGAAAAAAGAAACGTCTTGATTTTCCGGTACTTCATTTCATGAGTCAGGCAAGGACGTGGGCAAATGAGAATCCTGTAACGACTGTAGAAGAGATTTCTAAATGGCAAGGATATTATGCGATTAAATATGCAAATTCTATACCGAATGTAGTCGTAGATGATGTTAAATTTCTGGAAGAGATATATGATATCGTCAAGGAGTTATGGAATGTAATTATCATACAGTCACGTCCTAAGAAAGGAAATGTTACACTAAAGCCGTTTGAACTGTTATGGACAAGAAAGACTTCTATGAATGATATATACGGAGGATCCAAATATACAAAAGAATTCTTCTTGCAGGAACTGATTAACAATATGTCAGATAATATAGAAGAGACTGAAGAGGAGGAACAGGATGAAGAGATAAACGTTACAGAAGACCTTCAACTGACACATAAGCTTAAGTTTACAGATATTCAGTCAGAGATACCTAATATTATACATTCTACATTTGATTATAATATATATTCAAAAGAAGATAATTCTAATAACAGGTTCATGAGAAAACAGTTTAATACAAATATTCTGAGAGAGAATATGTACGGTAATACGGCATATGAAGATATCAAAGAGTCTGATAATAAAACTGAACTGGATTTATTTAATGAAAGAAGTTAAGGGTTTAATTTCCCTTAACTTCCGGTAGTTCCATATTTATCTCAAAATATTCAGGATCATTCTCAAACGATATATTTGCCGTTCGCATGAAATCAGACATTTGTTTATATATAATAGAATGAACAAACGGTGCATTAGATATCCAGACACCTAAATCTGTATTTCTTACAGGTTCTTCTGAATGCATAGATAATGTGTTATCTGCATTGATAGCACACCATATCTTAATAACTTTCATCATAGTTTCCAAGTTGACGGGTTTTCTTTATGTTCTGAAATATAATTATAAAAGTCTATATATTTTTTATAGTCTTTATCTTCATAATAATCATCTTTCCAGATCTTCCATCTTTCAAGAATAGCCTTTACATACATACGGGCCCATGGAAACTCCTTATTCATTTTTTCCTGAGCAGAACCATGCGCTTCCCAGTCTAAACAGATTTCTTCCCAATTATTAAACAACCATGTATGTAACCAATACTTATTATCTTTTGGATGATGATGAGAAATTTCCCTATGTAACTCATCACCATATATAAGCTTATCGAGATCATGATTCCAATATTTGTATCTCTTACCTATATACTTCTGAGATAAATCAAAAAATCTTTTTCGATGTTTAAAAATTTCTATAATGCTCATATAAAGTATATTTTTAAATATATAAAATATATAGTAATTTTTTAAATAAAATTCAAATTTTTGGGATTATGGGTAAAGACTTACATTTATATAATACACTATCCGAACATACTAATTATATTAATTCAAGTAATTATACTGAACCATATGTTGGCGTTATAGATGGATTAACAGCAACAGTTTACTATTCAAAAAGTGTTGATGTAAATCCTCATACAGTAAGTAATATACCATATATACAAGATGGCCTTATCTTTTATTTAGATGGAATATATAAAAATTCAGATACAAAATGGAAAGATATAATAAATAATATAGAATTTACATCATATGATTCAGTAACAAGAAATAATAATTGTTATACATTTACAAATGGTTATTTACAAGGTTCAGGTACAATATTAAATTCAACAAATATAACTGTTGAGGTTTGTTATTACACTACAAAGTCAACATTTTTTATTTTTGGTATTTCTAATGCAAATAATTATCCAATTTATTATAATGCTGCCGGAAGAATTACATTTATGCAAAAGAATTCAACATATAAATCGCATACAGCACAATATAATACAGTAAGTATTAATTTAGATAGATGTATAGCAAATGGTAAAAGTATAGCAAAAGATGGAAGTACAGATTATTGGGGCGCATCAGGTGCTACAAATGTAATTAGAATAGGTAAAGGTACATCAGGAGGAGCAAGTTCGAATTATTTTACTGGTAATTTATATTCAATAAGGGT